AAGTTTGCTTCGAAGCGAGTCATGTGATGCTCTACGTTTTCAGTATAGCCATACATATAGGTAGAGCCCATGGCTGTCTCTGGCAGGGCAGCCAGTGACGAGTGCACACATACCAAGCCTGCACATAATGCTTCAATCATAACTAAACACGACGTCTCTTGCCAGATTGACGGATATGCTAGGATGTGAGAGCGCTTCAACTCTTCTCGAATCACATCATTTGATACAGATTTCGAGTAGTTAATACCAGGATGTGCTCTCAACTTTTCGAACAGCAGTTCATACGGCTTATCCCGAACGTGCCATCCGTAAAGATCAAATGACGAATACACATTGAGTTCGATCTTATCACCAAACTCTTTGTACAAATTATCGTACGTTGGATACAGCAGCTCGAGACCTCGATGAGGAGTCGAGAAGTACATTAGCCTTACCTTATCTTGAGGCTTCTTATGCTTCTCAATAGGGTTGATAGCATTCTGTAGAACGATACCAGCTTCAAATGGAACGCCTAGATAAGCGTTATACATCTGTTGCTGCCAATGGCTTACAAATACAAGCTTATCAAATCGTTTCCACCCGTCGTTCTTTAGGTGCTGAACTTCAGGATCACCTGGTAGATCATGCAATACTAATATCTTACGCTTCGAATGATCGAGTTCACGTACTCGAGAGTGAATAATTTGAAACGGCGAAAGTAACTCAGGCGGAAGGGAATTAATCCGATCCGCCATAAGCTCAGTTCCGCCTCGAGCGGTGTTAGACAAAGACTGCTCCATTCACTCGCTTAAGACTATCCCAACGGAAAGAACGCCATCCTTGATTAATTACATCAAAGACTGCAACTACATCCGGATTCGGAGTCTTCTTTTGAACTACTTCTTCAAGGTCGACTTGCTTAGGAAGAGAATCCTCCTTAAGAGTACAAGTCATAACACGAGTAGTACCATCCTTCTTTACAAACTCGATATCGACAACTTCATTCCGTAATAGGATGAGAACGTCAGATTTTTCCATCACCAAAACCTCCAGCGGTGTTTTCAATTTCGCTCATAAACGCATCATAGCCGCCAACATGGCGATCGTGCCAGAAAATCTGTGGAATCTTAGTAGTTCCTTCTGGCACTTTACTTTTCATTTCGTCAAAGACTTCAAGATTTTCGACGTTCTTCCACACATATGGAAGATCTCGACTCTCTGCTAAAGACTTTGCTTCTTTACACCATTTACACCAATTAGCGCCGTAAATGACGATCATTCGCCATCTGCCTTCTTTGCAGATCTATTCCAATCCTTCAGACGCGCAACATACTCACGACCAGACACTTTCACTTTAATAAAGCGCTTATGAGTCTGTTCTTTGTTTGGATTCGCAATCGTCATGACGACGTCTTTGCCTTGCTTCAAAGCACGAAGCTGATTAGCCAGTCGCTCACTCGACTGAAGATATTCAGAGCGCATAGCGTTCACGATCTTACGATCAACGTTGCTGTGCTTGCCTTGCGAGATAAAGCCTTTCGACTTACCACCTTTTTTACCCACGGTCTTTCTCCTTCATTTCATATTGGACATCTTTGCGCAAGAACCAGTATAGCCAACTAGTCATGCAATGATCAGCATCCCAGAAAAACACTTTATCGAGAAGCCAAACGATATTCGGCTTGCCTTCTTTCTTTAAAGCATAATTTCTAGCGCTTAGTGTTTGATTGCTTGATCCGCCAAGGATCACGTTGAGCAATACAGACATTGCTGTACCTACTCTTAAAAAATATCTTATAACAAGATTTGTCAAATGTCAACTCCATAATGAAACCACTATAGAATATATATCAAATCTCTTCGTCGATAGATCGTCTCATTTCTTCTAGAAGATCATCGTACGATTCAACCATCTTGATACTGTATCGATCACATACCATCTTTACGTTACCGTAACGGTAGAACTCTTTCGGGCAACACACGATTACGTTGAATGGTCCGGGTCCTAGACCTCGGCCGAAGATACCAAGCTCAAGTAGAGTAATAGGAGCCTTTGAATCTGCAGCAAAGTAGTACACGATCATGCTTGCGTCTTCTTGCTGCTCAAGCTCCCAGTCGACTTGCTCATAGAACTGAGTGCCGGGTGTGGGGTCTTGAATCCAAGAAGAATCCCAATCATCACGTCGAGGATTCACAAGAATCAAATCATCATTATAATCTGCTAGATCTTTCGACAGCCTATCTTGCCAGTTCTCAGCCGCACCCATATCGATCGATCCACCAAGAAAGACTGAAAACTTTCCGGATGGAACTGGATGAGGCGCCTTAATTACTTGAGTCATACACGTTTCTCCCAACAATCTCGAATCCACTCGATTTTCTTTTCAGCTGTCCATCCAGACAGATAATCATTATCACCATCAAAAAGATCAAGAACTTCTTTTTCGTTCATTGTGACCGTATCGATGATATTTTCTCCAACATGCAATTGAGAAAATTCTTTAGCCTCATTACAAGTAACGCAGTCCAGAGCCCAAGCAGTATCTACTGTAGCTTCTGTATTGAGTGCTTGTAGTTTATCTTTCGGCATAACATATCGATGACGAAACGTTGAAATTGTCGTTACGACTACATATTCATTATCACTCATTTGATACCTATTTGTTAAAGTTCAGGCGGACTTAACCGCCTGAACACGTGCCTTAAACATACCTTCTTTGATCTTTGTAGTGTTCTTCTCACCGTTTGGAAATACATCAGCAAACTTAACAGCGCGAACACGATCAAAGACCCACCGTACTTTCATCAGATGCTCGGTAGGATCATCCTCAGAACCCAGTCGGCCATTCTCATCACAAACACCGACAGCCCACAGCAGCAGCACAACCTCAGGATCGCGGAAAGCATCCATATCCTCGAACATATGAACCCAAGTTTTCGGGTTCAGAGTGTCTAGCTTGTGCATATGCATGTGAAACCGAGTAGTCTTCATCACTCGACTCCGCATTTTTGCAGGAACAGTCAGACGGTTACAGAAGTCACGAGCAACTACAACACCGGTCACCTCGTGCCCATAGTGCTTAGGCAGTTGATCACGAGGAGTCAGGCCTTTGCCGAAGTCATGTACCAGGCAAGCCAGTCGAGTCTCCAGATCAAAGTTGCTCTCAACAGCTTGAGTCAGAACCAGCATGGTGTGCTCGTAAGCATCACCTTCAGGGTGCCAACGCCGAGCTTCCAGAGCAGTCTTCAGGCGATACACTTCTGGGAACAGAACATGCAGTGCATCACACTCCAGCAGAGTGTCGAAGAACAGACGAGCATGATCTTCCATCAGAGCTCGGCTCAGTTCTTTCCAAACACGCTCAGCAGTCAGCTCGTTCAGAACACCCCGCTTTGCCATCTGAGAAACCAGAGCAACAGTTTCTGAAGCAACTGTCCATTCCGGACCAAAGCGAGCGCGGAAACGAGCCAGCCGCAGAACACGAACAGGATCATCAGCGAAAGCATCAGAAGTGTGCCGCAGCACCTTGTTCTTCATATCTTCTTGACCATTGAAAGGATCAACAATATCCATGATACGAGTCTTAGCATCGTCGAAGAACTCTATCGCCATCGCATTGATCGTTAGATCGCGACGAGACAGATCTTCTTCGATCGTCACTTCAGGACCAAATTCAACATCGAAGCCATGGTAACCTTTACCCGACTTACGTTCACGACGTGCCAGAGCCCATTCATCACCCTGATCGCTCATGAACACTGGGAACTCAGCACCAACTTTGGTGAACGACTTAATGTAAAACGGAGGGTTCGCCATTAGCTCAGCTTCAGTTGCACCGGTAACAACCCAGTCGACATCTTGAGAGCTAACGCTCATAAGATAATCGCGGACATATCCGCCGACTTTGTAAAATCTCATGTTGTTCACCTTGTTCATAGATATAGTCTACACTAAGTGTAAACAGATGTCAACAACTATTATTCGAATTCACACTGAAGTTCTTCTTCGTAATAGTAGCAGTCGTCGACATACTCGGGATCGTATCCATGTTCGATTGCTTGCTGAACATGATACTGGTGTCGAGCAAAATCTGCTTCAGCTTCAAGATGTGCTTGAAGTTCAGGATCTGCACAAGCCGACAAGAGTGCGACCGAGATAAGAACGAGATATTTCATGTTGAGCTCCTTGCTATATGAACAGCTTATCATGTTGCAAAACTAATGTCAACCGTAAAAGTGCTCTTTTTCTAAAGAAAATGTGAAACTTGCACGAGGTGAATTTGGCATAGCACAGTGAAGAAGTTCATTGTCGATGTACAGCATTTCGTTCTCATGCAGCACAAATTGCTCGTTCTCTACTTGCCAAGGTGTGCTACCTATTACTTGCCAGATCCACAGGTATTGTCCTGGGTCACTATGAAGATCAAATGACTTAGAAGTAGCAGTAGTGCTGCAGAACAATTGCGCTCGTGGCTGATAATCAGGCTTCAGCTCTTTCATGTATGATAGAACTTCTGGAAAGAATCTCTCAAAACCCCAGCAAGCAAATCCCCCGTCACCAAGTGGTTTATACCTGCGGGGATTCTCTTCGGCTATGTTAATAGCACATTTAGAAATTTTGTCCCAGTCCCAGTCGTTTACTAGGCTGTGAGCCACTTTGCCGAAAGTACTCTTATCAATTAGTTCTGAGCTTAGCACGGTGAATCCCACAACCCAAATGTAACGTTTTGGTACGGCCGCGTAGAGCTAGTTCGGTTTGTTTTCCAATGACCAAAACCGACACCAGTTGTACCGTCGTCCCACGTTTCGATCGCGTAGTATTTTTGTAACCAGACTGTGTAACCATCATCAAGCGCGGTTGGAGTAACTGCAAAGTATTCCGCGATATGCTGTTCACCAGAGCGTGGATTAGTGCCTGTCTTCCATTTCATAGAATACTACCTTATGTCAGATATCAACAGTTTATTTTCAAGTTCTTCGATATAGTCTGCGATTATCCAATCAATCGAATCCATACATTTGAACTTGTGTTCCTCTCCTGCACGATTGCGCAAGAACCGAACCATTGGACTTGAATTGATCATTGGTTTAAGTTCTGAGTAGACTTTATCAACGACGTCGTGTTCGTTCTCTTCCTCTTCAAACCCGTGTGTATTAATAACGCTTGTCATCTTTGTTCTTCTTGTCTTTTTCTAAAATCACAATAGTCGACGGTCCATGCTGAGTACACAAATCCTGCTAGTAGGCTGTTTAAAATGTTTATCCAAACGTTATCACCAGTTATACTGGCTAGACTAAAAGAAAAGATTAGATCTGCTGCCAGGATAGCAACCGCCCAATCATACCAACGTATCATTGTTAATCCCACAAAGCCATGTAATATTTTGCGAAGAGTCTCAGACCATTGCTGATGCGATCGTAGTGAGCTTTCTGCCCTACACGATCAACCTCAAACGTATGATTAGGGCCTCGACCCATATGATAGAGTTCACTATCTTCTTCCTTAGTAAACTTCCAGTCAACTTCACCAGAGTAGAATTGCTCATCGCCCTTATCATCTTTAGTGCACTGCTCAAATGCCCAGATCATTTCATCCATCACCCAGTCCCAACGAGCATGAGTGTTGTCATCAATATCCCACTCGTTCTCTTTCGGAGGAGCAGCAGTACTATGAAGATGTTCCGGAACATCCTCATCATCAATGTGAGGCGAGCCGTGCTT